GGGAACCAGAGAAGAATACGTAGACAAATGGTATGATTGGTTATTAGAAAAATGGCAGAATAGAACATATGGCACTAACGACGAATAAAAATTTCCTAAGCCCCGTAGGGTTTACACTAAAGATTGATTCCAATATGGCTAATACTGAGTACTTTTGTACTGCAGCAAATATTCCTGGGATAAGTTTAGCTCCGGTTGAGGTTCCTTATAAAGGCGTTAATCTTGGTATGACAGGGGATAGAATGATCTTCGAAGATTTTAGTATAACTTTCAATATTACAGAAAATATGGAAAATTATATTGAGATCTATAATTGGATGGAAAATATAATCCAGGCCAAAGATCCTGAGGGATACAAATATGATGCTAGATTAATGGTGTTAACATCCCATAATAACGTAGTAAAAGAGATAGCATTTCAAGAAATATTTCCTACAAGCTTGTCTTCAATCGAGTTTAATGCTCAGACTGGAGACATAGAATACGTACAGGCAACAGTAACATTTAAATATACTTTATTCGAATTTAGTTAAAAAAACAGTTTACTTTTGACTGAAAGTGTGGTATAATAGACATTATGAATATCGAATCTATCATAGAGATGTGGAAAAAAGACTCTGTCATTGATGAGATGCAACTAGATGAAGCATCCAGAGATTCCGCAAAACTCCATTCCAAATACTTAGAATTACATTCCGTATCTAGACTACGGCTAAAGAAATTAGAACTAGAATTTAAACCCTTACTTAGAGATAAATTCTTACACTATGGTGGTAAACTATCCCAGATAGAATTAGATCAAAAGGGGTGGGAATATGATCCATTAAAGGGATTAACCGTATTGAAAGGAGATCTAGATAAATGGTACGATGCTGATCCACTCATTCAAGAACATCAAGCTAAATTAGCACACCAAGAAGAATTAGTTAATGTATTAAAAGAGATATTAGATAATATTAAATGGCGACATCAAAACATAAAGAATATTATCGAGTGGAGAAAATTTACTAGTGGAATATAAGATACACGACCACAAATATGAGTGGAAAGGTAATTTTAATAAAGCTAAAAATCTAATCGAAACAGCTTTACAAGAATTAGGGCACACAGAAGGTGATAATGGGTTAGACATTTATAACCATACATGTCTTGATAATTTAAATGATTTACACTGGCCAGTCTTATTTGTTAAACCCACAGCACCTACAGGAGAACATTTTGCTATTGATGACCTAGGTTATGCTAATAGCTCTAGATTAACATTTGAAGAACCAATTGAATATGAACATATGTATTCTCATCTAAATCCTACTAATCATATGAATTGGTCTAACATAGTAGATCTAATAGAAAGAAAAGCAAACAAGTGGGATGATTCTATCTTATTAAAATGGAAACCAGCAAAAAAGGTTCCCGAAGATCATATATTAATCATTGGTCAATTAGTTGGAGATGAAACAGTAGATGGATTTGGATTTGGTCATCATTTTACCAGGCTTTCTCAGGTAGTAGATAAACTACAGGATGAAAATATTGTAGTAAAACTTCACCCTAAATTCAGAGGCTTTAAGAAGACAATACAAGGTTGGAGAGATAAGGGAATCGATGTAAGAACTGGATTTAACTCTATACATGATTTCCTCCCGCGTACGCGCGTAGCGATAATAGATAATAGTACTTCTGGAATAGAATGCTTAATGCACCAAGTACCAATCATATCTTACGGTTGGCCTGAGTATCATTGGGTAACTAAGAAATTAAAATCATTAACTGAATTAAGAGGATTAGTATCAAATACGTCTTGGCATCATAAAGATAGAGCCAAAAAATTTATTTATTGGTATATCCATGATTATCTATGTTATGATCTACATAGTACTAAAAGAAGATTAAAAGAATGCCTACCCTGCCTTTAGTAGTTAAAAAGATTAACGAAACTTTTTTACAAATAGAATGCGAGCCTAGCACAGAAAGAGAACTTGCAGAACACTTTTGTTTCTATGTACCAGGATATAAGTTTATGCCTGCTTATAGAAATAGAGTATGGGATGGAAAGATAAGATTATTTAACCATAGAGTTAAGACTTTATATTGTGGATTATATAGTTATCTTGAAGAGTTTGCTGAAGAAAGGGACTATATTATTGTAAATGAGGGCCCAATTATCCAAGAATATGATGAAAAACTCTTAGAAAAAACACTAAAAGAATGCATTTTAACTGTGAATAAGGGTGATATATCACCAAGGGACTATCAATTACACGCGCTTAGGCACGCCCTACGGAGCTCAAAATCACTGTTATTATCACCTACTGCATCCGGAAAGAGTTTAATCATATATTTAGCTGTAAGGTACTTCTTAAAATATAGCCAAGAAAAAATATTAATTATTGTTCCTACAACATCATTAGTTGAGCAAATGTATCATGACTTTGGAGATTATTCTTCTAAAGATACTAACTTTGAAACACGTTTTGATTGCCATAAAGTTTATGCAGGTAAAGAAAAATTTAATGTAGAACCTAGGGTTATAATAAGTACCTGGCAATCTGTACATAGATTACCTAAAGAATGGTTCAATGAATATGGTATGGTTATAGGAGATGAAGCACACAACTTTAAAGCTAAATCCCTCACTTCTATAATGGAGAAATGTGTTAATGCCCGCTATAGAATAGGTACTACTGGTACTCTAGACGGAACACAAACCCACCAGTTAGTCTTAGAAGGACTTTTCGGCCCAGTATATAAGGTTACTACTTCAAAAGAGCTTATGGATTCCGGAGACCTAGCTCAAATGGATATAGATGTTATACTTCTTAAATATAAAGATGAATATTGTAAGGTCATATCCAAGCTTAAATACCAGGATGAATTAGACTTTATAGTTGGCTACGCGCCGCGGAATAATTTTATAGCTAATCTTGCCTTAGATCAAAAAGGGAATACATTAATCCTATTTAATTATGTGGAGAAACATGGTAAACCCCTACACGATTTGTTAAAAGATAAAGTAGATAAGAAGAGAAAATTATTTTATGTGTCCGGAGAAACCCATGTTGACACTAGGGAAAAGATAAGGTCCATTACTGAAAAAGAAAATAATGCTATTATCGTTGCTTCACTAGGTACGTTCTCAACTGGCATAAATATAAAGAGACTAAACAATCTTATCTTTGCATCTCCTTCGAAATCCCAGATAAGAGTATTGCAATCTATCGGTAGAGGTCTTCGTGTAAGTCCAGATGGCATAAATACAAAGGTATATGATATAGCAGATGATCTTCATTGGAAAGCTAAAAAGAATTATACGCTCAATCATGCAGCGGAAAGAATTAAAATATATTCAAAAGAAAAGTTTAAATACGGAATTTTCGAGATAAATATATAGAGATGGAAGAAAAAATAAACATACGACAATTCAAACTAATGAATGGCGAAGAGATCATAGCATTAGTAACACAAAAAGAACCTGACTCTTATATTGTAGAAAGGCCTTTTGTAATTAAATCTAATATCATCGGAGGCTTTGCATTCCTTCCTTGGTTCCCTTTTTCAGGGCAAAAGATCTTTAAGATACCAAATAAACATATCTTACATCATGTTGGAATTGATGAAGATCTTAAAATGGAATATATCAGGCTAGCAGCTAGCATTATGAAACCTAAACTAGTGCCAAACCCTCATAAACACCCGGAAGAATTACTAGAGGACTTCGAAGAATTCATGAGTCAGGTTGAGAATGAGGAACAAAAAGAAATTGAATTTGAGGATAATGTTATACCCTTTCCAGGCCCAAAAGATACTTTACACTAGTGTCTCTTTGTCCTGAGGACACTGTACTATTATACCACATAAACAACGATTTGTAAACCTTTTTTTGCAAATTATTTAAAATAAATTAGGGGTTTACAAATACCCAAAAGTATGGTATAATAGACTATACATAAAATTTAATTATGGAGATAAATTATGGCTACTGATGCGAAGAAGAAGGCCCACTACATTAACAATAAAGATTTCTCACACGCTGTAGTTGATTATGTCAGCTCAGCTAATAAAGCTAAAGAAGAAGATAAGCCTATACCTAAGGTTACGGATTATATTGCGACTTGCTTTATAAAAATTGCGGAAGGATTGAGCCATCGGCCAAACTTTGTACGATATACATACAGAGATGAAATGGTGATGGATGGCGTAGAAAACTGTTTACGAGCTATTAATAATTATAAGATTGAAACAGCTACACGTACCGGTAAACCTAATGCATTCTCTTATTTTACTCAGATTGTTTACTTTGCTTTTATTAGAAGAATAACTAAAGAAAAGAAACAACAAGATATTAAGATGAGATTTATTGAGAAAATGGGAATTGAAGATTTTACTGCTATGGGTATGGACGATACTGGAGCTCAAGAAACTATGGCTTATGTCGATACATTAAGAGAAAGAATATCTAAGATAAGACATGTTGATAAAAAGATTAAAACTTTTGCTCAACAAGAAAAGAAAAAAGCAAAAGAAAAAGAAAAATTAGAGCTCTTTATGTCATCATGAAAAAAATGAATAATAAACAAAAACTCAGGTGGAATAAACTTTCAGCTAGTAGGCGTCGCCGACAAATGAGACGAAGACCCCATGTAGAAGCTTTAAAGAAAGAACAGAGAAAAATAAACCTTATTAACAAACAAATAGAAGCAATAAGATATTTCCGCGCAAAATATTCAAAACAAGAACAGACCAAAGGAAATATTTTATAATGAAATTAGCAATACTTAATGATACCCATTGCGGTGTCAGAAATTCATCTGATATATTCTTGAAATATCAAGAGAGATTTTATAATGAAATATTCTTTCCTTACTTAGAAAAACATAACATTAAACACATACTTCACCTAGGTGATTATTATGAACATAGGAAGTTCGTCAATTTTAAAGCGCTTAATAATAACCGTAAGGTCTTTCTTGAACCCATTAGAGACAATGGTATTACTATGGATATTATCCCTGGGAATCACGATGTATATTTTAAAAATACTAATCAGCTATGTTCTCTCAAGGAACTCCTAGGATATTTTACTTCTAATGTTAATATTATAATGAAACCAACAGTGTTGGAGTATGATGGATTAAATATAGCATTTCTCCCTTGGATCAATAATTATAATTATGATGAATATCTTAACTTTACAAATACCTGTAAGGCAGATATCCTTTGTGCTCACTTAGATCTAAAAGGATTTGATGTACAACCAGGTATAGCAAATCCACATGGAATGAATGCAGATACATTCAAAAGATTCGAATCAGTTTATTCTGGTCATTTCCATACTAAGTCTAGTAAAGGAAATGTTCATATGCTTGGGGCTCAAATGGAGTTTACCTGGGCTGATGTAGATGATCCAAAATATTTCCATGTACTAGATACACGTACGCGCGAGCTCACGCCCGTGCGCAATCCTATCACCATATTCAAAAAGTTTGTTTATGATGATGAAAGGGAAAATTATAACAATATAAATATAAAAGAGTTCGAAAGAAAATTTATAAAGCTCATTGTACTAAACAAAAACGATCTTTATATGTTCGATCGTCTATTAGATCGATTACAAAATATAGAAACTTACGAACTCAAGATAGCCGAAAGCTTTGAGGAGTTTATCGGTGATAGTATAGAGGATGAGAAAGTGTCACTAGAGGACACTACTGAACTTTTAGACTCATATGTCGAAGCAGTAGATACAGATCTAGATAAAGAACACATAAAAGTGAAATTACGTGAGCTGTATACAGAAGCTCAGAATCTCGAGGTAGTATGATCCAATTTAAATCATGCAGGTGGAAGAACTTTCTTTCTACCGGAAACGAATTTATTGATATTCAATTAGATAAAAATCCCACAACAATAATTAGAGGGCCGAATGGCTCTGGTAAATCAACACTGTTGGATGCTCTTTCCTTTGGGCTTTTTGGGAAACCTCATAGAGATATTAACAAACCTCAACTAGTCAATTCTATTAATAGGAAGAGATGTTCAGTAGAGGTAGAATTTGAAGTAGGAGGTCAACATTTTAAAGTACATAGGGGTATTACGCCATTTAAGTTTGAGATAT